GCAGCATCATTACCACTAATGACCTCTAAATTTTCTAAAACTGATATTAAATATTCTAAATTAATATAAATAAAAAGTGCTGCGTGTAACCAATTAAATAAACCAAACGCCATCATACCTGTAATATCTGTTTTGGTTTTATATTCCATTTTTAAAGAATTAATAATGAAAATGAGTGAAACCCAAACCAATAACTTCAAACCAAATCTACCAAATTTTTTAGATTCAATTGGAATGTTTTTTATTTTAGATGCAGATATACCTGTAATAAATTCCATCAAGACTAATACTCCAAATGATATTAATGTTAGATACCCCAATCCTGTGTATAATTGTACTACTGAAGATAATAATGTTACGGGGATAGTTAATAGGGCAAAATTGTGATGTATTGTAGAATTATAAAATTCATTTACATTGTTAAACCCAAAATTAACTACGATGTAGTTAAAGAAGTTCTTAATCATAAGTTAGTTTTTAAGTCAACTAGCTTGGTTAAATCTTCAATATACTTTTCTTCGTTAAAAGACATCTCAAGTAATCTCTCTTTTGTTTGTAGTAATTTTTCTTTAAGTTCTAAATCAGATATTGATTCTTTTAACTTAACATTTACTAACTCAATACACTCTTTTAGAGTTGAGTCAAACAATTCAGTTTTCTCTTTTTCACTTCCTTTTAATGATACTTTAATTAAATTTTTTGTAGTTTCATCTAAATCTCCGTATTTGGAGTTGAACTTATTTGTTAATAAGTTAGATAGAACGTTGGTTGGAAGTGAAACACTTTCATTGACATCTTTTTCTTCGGAAACTTCCTTAACCAATGCATTTCTTAATTTTGTTATTGATTCAGTAATTTTTGATAAATTTTTACTGTTTTTTTCTGTATTAAGTAATGATTCAAATAAAACTATTTTTTCATCAGTAGATTCAACAACTTTATACTTATTTTTAACTAAATGGTCTACTAAGTCTTTATGTAACGAACTAAGTTCTTTTTGGTTAAAACGTTTAATAATATTAATATTTTCTTCTATAAAAATTAGTGAATCTAATTCATTACTAAAATTAGTATTTTTTAATGAAGTATAACATTCAAACTCTTCTTTTAAAATAGGAGACTTTTTTAATTTATTAATGTAGTATTCAAATACTTTCTTCTTTTTAGAATCTTTTTTTGTGAATGACTCTAAATATATTTTATTGTAAGTTTCTTTTATTTGACCAAAATTGTACATAGTGATTTTTTATTTAATAAATATCAATCAATTTGAATAATTTATTATTCGTTTAACATTGTATCTATATTAGATAAAATATCTTGTATTTTATTTGACAATTTATTTTCTTCTACCTCAATTTTACTTTCCAATGATTCTGATAAAGATTCTTTTGGTTCATAATAATCTAATAGTCTATCATAATAGATGTTTTGATATTTAATTTTTTTCTTTTCCAATTCTTGTTCAAATTTTTCCCTTTCAACTAGTAGATTAGTATTAGGGTCGATTGATTCAGGAGTTAATCCTGGAGGTGCCCCACCACCTGCAGGTTCTGTAGGAGGAGGTGTTCCTCCACCCGCTTCAGGTGCTCCACCAATACCACCACCCATTTCAGGTGCCCCACCACCAGCAGGTGCACCTTCACCTGTAGATTTAGCACCCACTTCGCCATAAATTTTATCGACTTTGGTGAAAATACCTGAACTTTTAATAACTTCAGCAGTATTTGCCAATTCAGCTGCAGCTGCCTTCTCAATTCTTTGTTGTTCAAGATCAAGTCTAATTTCATCATCAGACATATTAAGAATTTCTTTCTTAGCCCTTGTCATTGACATTGCCGCAAACCCATTTCCTGCATCCGAAACCGAATCTTTATACAAGGTCATTTTTTGTGCTAAATGTTCGATTTTCAACATTTCTGCTTGTGTTGATGGGTTATTTAAAGTTAATGTAAAGTTTTCTAACTCATCATCTAAACCAAGAATAAATAAATGGATAATTGCAATCTTATTTAATTCTTGTAACATTGCCTGTTGTATACGATTAATAGTTCTTGCAAAACGAATATCTTGTAATGCTAAATTCTTACCTTCACCAACCGCCTCTTCAAACCCTAAAAATGTTTTAGGTACTCTAATTGATGTGAACATTTTCTTTTGTAGATACTCAATATCCTGTATCTCAGAAAGATTTTGTGCCCCTGGTAACGTATCAATTGGATTAGGTGCATTAATATCTCTCACAGGTATAAAGAAATCTTGATCCTGTGCAATTTGATTATAACGCAAATCCATTTGTCCTGTTTTAGAATCAATTAATGGCGTTCTTTTAAATTTATTTGCAACCTGATTTACATAAGGTTCAATGTCTTTATCATCCAAGTTACCTACGAAAATTTTAAATACTCTTCGTTCAGGTGCTCTTGTTACACGGTAAATTAACATGGCATCTTCCGCCAACATTAATTGTTTATAAATTCTTCTTGCTTTTTCTAACATAGAAACTCCATAAGGTAATCTTCTATCATCAGTTAACAATCTAAAATGTGCAATTTGCCAAGATTTAAATTGATATTCTTTACTCTTCCAAACAAACTTGACATCTTGTGGTTTAGGTTCTGCATCACTATTACTTCTTTGTAGTATCGCAGCATATAAATCACCCTCCCATCTCTCAATCTCAATATTAGGTAATTGTTTGGCACCTACAACACCCCTTTCTTCATCAATGTTTAAATAAATGAAATTATCTCCATACTTACAAGTATTTCTTGTCCACATAGGTAAAGAAGTATGAATGTTGAGATTATTGTAAAACAAATTCTCAAGTTCCTTTTTAACTCTTTCACTTTCAGAATAAATGTTTAAAATTTTACCTTTACTATTAACAGTACAACTTTCTTCCATCATAATGTCAAGTGCAGCACTTAATTCAGGATAAAATTCCATAGATTCAAAATCAGTGTAGGCTGCAATACGAGTAGTTTCATAGAATATTGCTTGTTGATACATTTCAGAATCAACTTTTTGCCATTGATTGTGTAGATATAACGTTTGTTGTTTTTGTAGTTTTTCTATTTCATACTCTTCCCTACTTTGAGTTTTTAATACCTCTCTAGTATCAAAATTGTATTGTGTTGTTTGTTTAAGTTGAGGTTGCGGATCTCTAAAAATATTACCTAAACGCTGCCAAATTGTTAAATTTTGTTGTGCCATTACATTTTACTTTATTAGTAAATATAATTTAAAATATTAAATTTTAAACTATATTATTAAATTACCTACCACTACCAAACAACCAACTATATTGTTTGTAATCATTTGGTTGATTACTCATTTGATTTGTTGTTGGTATGACAGGCATTACATTATTTTGAGAATTTTGTTCTACCTCTTGAATAAAAGTACCTGAAGAACTTGCAGTATTTGTGACCCAACTGTTTAAAATTGCTTTTGTTTGACTATTAACTTTTTCTAAGTTCTTAAAAGAATGTTGTAAAACAAACAAACACATTGCAATTGACATAATACAATCATCATGATAACCTTTCATGTGATCAGGTCTACCATTAAGGTAAATAAACGTTTTCATTTCAGAAATAACTCTATGTGACCTTATTTTAAGTTCACCCGTTCTTACAACTTTTTCAAATTCTGCAACCATATTCAAACGAAATGCACCAACATTAAATCCTGGTATTTTATTTTCATTTGATTTAAATTTACTAATATCTTTTCTATTTGAGAGAATTCTACTTCTCGGATCATCAAAATGGAGTAGTTTATATTCCATTTCCATTAACTTTAACACTGTCGTAACACCCATACCCCCTGTAATATCAACAACAGTATAAGCGTTATATCTGTTACCGTAGTCTAAAACTAATTCAGACAATAAATCGGGTTGAATTTTACCCACCCACTCTAATGCCTGTTCCATTGTATCAGTATTAATAATTTCAATTACTGAAAAGTCTTCAGAATCACCTCTCGATACATCGACACCCATAATATATTTAGCGCCTGGTTGTGGTTCTTCCCATATCCAACACTCCTCTTCTCTACCTTCAAATCTTGTAGGGAATTTAACATTTTCTTTTTCTTGATATTCTATGTGTTCTTCATCAATTACATTACCACCTGAACCAATAAATGAACAATCTAATTCCTGTGCAATTAATTTTGTATTTCCATTATAATTGGAACACATTTCTTCGTACCAATCTGATGTAGGATCCCAACCATCATCAATCATTTGTTTATAACTTTCTATAGTAAATTCTTTTTCTAATGTAGGTTCTTCACCCTCTTTAGTCCATTTCAATCCTTTATTATATCTTGGATCTTCATACCAATACATTTGAATAACCTTAAATTTATTCTTACCTGTCCTAGCATTATCATAAACTTTATAATAGAGTGGATCTAATCCGTTGGGTGTTGAATTTAATATGATTTTACCCCCTGTACTCATCGCCGCGAGTGCCGCACCAAACGTTTCTGCACCATCATCAATGTGTGCAGCCTCATCCATCATTAGAATTGTTGGTGTATATCCACGTAACGCATCTTTTGATGTTGCAAG